ACAGTCGATTTCAGCCAGATTATAATAGCCGGCCGTATGAAGGCCGGAACTCCATGTCGCCTTATATAAGGCGTCATACGCAGCATCGTATTTGCCCTGAAACTTCAAAGCCAATCCCAGATAAAGTCACCTAAAAGAAAGTCATATGACTGTTGGTCCGGCTTTTTCATAATCTGTTGACCATTGGCCTTGATAAGCATTCTCTACTCCTCCTTCTTAGTGTACCAGTTTCATATTTTGTTAGTTTTTGAACAAGGTATATTCTAAGCGTATTTGTTTGTGTTTTAGCATTCGTAATATCTCCCTTATTGCACGCAAACCTTGCCGCTTCCGCAAGGTCTAATGCTGTTCTTGTAATTATGTCTATAGGATCCATTTTTACATTTCCACTATGAATCTCATTGCCATCGCACCCACAGCCTGTATCTCCTGTTTCATCGCCTCCGGACCCGACCATGGTTTGTCATGGTTCTTTACCAAATGCCAAAACTCCTCAATCTCCTCCATTTCCTTATTACTTTCTTCCATTATCTCTCCACACTTGTTAGATTTTCAAATCTCGTGTATTTTTGGCGGAATATCAATTCTACGCTGCCGGTTGGACCGTTTCTTTGTTTTGCGATTATGATTTCCGCTTTGTTGTCTTCTATGTATTCCTGCTCTCCTCTATGATAATAGTCTTCACGGTGCATGAGCATTACAACGTCAGCGTCTTGTTCGATACTGCCGCTTTCTCTTAAATCACTCATTTTTGGCCTATGTCCGGCTCGACCCTCCGGTGCTCTGTTTAATTGACTTAAGATTAGAACGGGTATGTCAAGTTCTTTTGACAGTGCTTTGATGTATCTTGATATTTCTGTTATTTCCTGCTGTCTTGATTCCGCTCTTTTTCCCCCGTGCATGAGCTGTAGGTAATCTACGATAAGTATTCTTATTTTATGTTGTCTCAACATTCTCCTTGCTATCGACCTCATCTCTAAGGGTGTCAAGCTGGAAGTGTCGTCTATATATATTTCCGCACTTGAATATCTATTAGCCGTTTCTATCATTTTCTCGAAATTTTTAATTCCGAGTATTCCACGCCTTGCATATTGCTGATCTATTTCACTTGTTCCACACAAAAACTTTTCAGCAAGTTTTTGTTGTGTCATTTCCAGCGATATTATTCCCACCGGTATCTTGTTATTTAGCCCGATATGCTCGGCTATGTTCATTGCAAACGATGTTTTCCCCATACTCGGCCTTCCGGCCAATATTATCATTTCCCCTTTTTGTAATCCGCATGTAAGGTCGTCTAATTCGTAATATCCGGTTTCCAGTCCGGTTATGTATGCACTGTCTCTCTTTTCTATTAACCTGTATGTCTGCTCTATTAGTGTTCCAAGGTTTTCTATTTTGCCTTTTATTTCCTTTCCCGTTATTTCGAATATGTCACGTTCCGCTTCGTCGAGTTTTTCTTTGGCGTTTCCCATCTCATCGTATGCTTTGTCGAGTATGTTTGTTGCCGTTTCTATCATGTCTCGTAGAAGTTTCTTCTCTTTTACTATATTGGCGTAATACATCATATTTGCCGATGATGGCACCGACTGTAATAGTTTTGCGATGTATTCTACGCCTCCTATCTTTTCCAGCTTTTTCCTTTTCTCTAATTCGTCCCGCAATAGTATTGCGTCAATGCCCCTGTCGCCTCCTTCCTTATTTTCTTCGTATAGCTTTATTATTGCAGAGTATATTTCCCTGTTTGCTGTCGTGTAAAATGCTTCCGGCTCTTTTATTATCTCTATTAGGTCGTCTATTTTCTGCGGTTCCAATAACATTGAGCCCAATAGACCTGCTTCCGCTGCTATTGATTGTGGTATTGTTTTCATTTACTCACTCCTCCTCTCACTCCTCTTTCCGATATCTGAGATTACACTTGATTTTATCTATAACAGTCCGGATTTTATCTACCGACTTTTTTAAGTGCTTAACGTCATTCCAGAGCACACCGGTATTAAATGCCATGCCCGCTGCTGCTATCCCCACAATTATCCATTTTGCTGTTTCACCGCTCATTTATAATACTCCTCCACGTAGTTAATACTTCCTGATACCCATTTTGAAGAACCCCTTTTTTTTTCCCGCACCACAAAGCATCTCCATATTGAATGACTTTTTTCCCGCTCTTTCTAATTGTGTTATTATGTCGTCTATTTTATAATATCCTTTCCCGTTTTTCGCTTTACCTTGACACCATTCTTTTAATTTGCACTTTTCGCATTCTCTAACACACTTCTCAACCACTTCCCAGACGTTCCACTTGAATATAGGTTGTCCCAGCCTCTCACTTTCGTCTATTATTCTTTTCATTAGCCCCCGTGTTCGGTGCATGGTGCTTATTACTTCTCTTGCCGCTATGTATCCCCTTGTGCTCATCGTCGTATATTGTGATGCTTCGTATACTTTCGGCTTAAATAACTCTACTTCGTCACATCTTAATTTATGAACGTGCTGACCTCTGACACTTATCTCTGTCTGCACAAATACTTCTACTGATGAGCCGTTTTTCATTATGGTTTTCTTGACTGGATGCGTTCTCTCGTCTTCAATCTGTTCTTCGTATCTGTTATGCAGAAACTTCAGAAAGTACTCGTACATTCTACCTGCTTGGTATCCGGACCCGCTTAGTATTCTTATTTGTATTTCCGGTTTGAATATTACGTCTAAAAGGGTTATTATGGCTGCACCTATTGTTTTTCCTCCACCTCTGCTCGCCCAGACTATACAATCTGCATTTTGTCTTTTTTGTTCTTCAAAGTCTGCATTGAATGAATACCAAATGTAGTCCATAAGCGACTTGTGTCCTCCCGTATAAGAATTCATCGGTACGTCTATTTCAAGAAAGTGTTTTATATAAACGTGCAAAGTACTTTTCTTCCTCGGTCTTGTTGCTTTTAGGTCTTCCTCTACTTCTTTTATGTTTCGCTTTTCTTTTCTCATTACGCTTTGTTTTCATATCTCCGTCTTCCGTGGATACGACATACTATGTCTTATTAGTCTCTCCTCTATTTTATATTTATCCTCGTAAACTCCTCTTTTATGCTTTTTTCTAAATCTTTTACTTTGTTGTCTTTTTCTTTTCATTTTCTATTACGGATTTTAGGGGCAGTTCGTCAAAGATAGAACCGCCAGGACTATCTTGATCGAAGATACCACGTGCATGAATATCCGTTACTGCCCCCTTAATCCGCTCCTCGACGCATACAGTCCGGGTTGCCTCCGAACTTGTGCTGCGTTCAGTCTTTTTATTTATTATCGATTGCATTTTCCTCTGACATTATGTTTAATATGGCTTCTTGCGTTTCCGGCCTCATTGCTCTTGGTGCTTCGCTTTCCTTATCTTTATTTCCTGTATTTTCCATATTTATTATGTCAAGACATGCCTGCCTTGCTGTAACTTCTTTATCACAGTCCGTTAGCTTTATTAGTTGTAATGCTGCAATCTCCTTGTATGTTGTTATTAGTAAATTTGCACGTCTACCACATCTTTCCATAAGCGTATTGTGTTCTTTCTTAAACCTGCTTTCTCTAAGCCAGTTTTCAAAGACTTTTACTGATGTTCTTTCTTTTTCTAACGCTTCTTCTTCGCTCAGCCTCTCGTCGAAAATAGCCTTCAATACGTTCTTTTGTGCTTTTGTCAGTCTTTCCATTTTCCGAACCTTTCAGGCATCTTCTCATAACGTTTATCTCTCTTGTTATTGCTTTTAACTTACTTGTCACCGTCCCCGTTGACACCCCGCACAAGTTCGCTATTTCTTTCACTGAATATCCGTGACTGTAGTGCATCACGAATATTAGCTTCTTATGCGGAGGTAACATCTTCGCTAACTCGCAGCTTTCCTCGATGAATCTTCTTGTTGCTATCCTTATACCTGGATGACCCGTTGCAGATATTTTTTCTTCCACATCTATGTTCTCGATTATGTCTATTTCATCCGGCATGCTTCTTTCCTATCACCTTACCCTTTTTTATTTCTCTTATTAGTTCTTCGATTCCACATCCGAAATAATGACACGTATCTACGATGTCTTTTAAATCCATCGCTTCTAATATCTCCATTATTTCTTTGTGTTTGAGTTCTTTGAGATCTGTTATTCGACTTTCTATTATTTTTGTTTCTTTTTCATTAAACAACCATTGCCTCTTGTAATATTCTCCCTTTTCCGTTTCTACGTATTTTCTTTCCGATGGCATATTTAGCAATGCGAATGCACCGAAATATCTTTGTGCTGCTTTATCGTAAGCTTTTGCTGCCTTTATTTCTCCTTCGTCTGTTCCGTTTATTACTTCCGATGAAAAGCTTCCCAGGTAGATTGTTTTTTCTTTGTAACTTATTTGTGCTACCCATTTTTTGTTTATTTTTTTCCAGCAGACACCTTTGTATTTGCTTGTTGATTTTTTCCTTTTTATACTGTTTCTCATGTTTTCTGCTGGAGTTGCTATTCTTAAGTTTGTTCTTCTACAGTCGAATCCGTTCCTGTTTATGTGATCCAGACTTGTGCTTGGTTTTATTCCCATTATGTGATGATGCAAAAGTTCTCTTTTTCTTTTACCCTCTTTCACGTTTTTTATCATTCTCGCTATGTATTTCGGCTCACCTCTAATTGCCAGCGCGTGCCAATTATATTCGCTGAAACTTTCATAGTCTGGTAAGTCAATTAGTATTGGTATATCTTTGTCTTTGAATTTTATTTTTATTATGTAATATTCGCCTTTTTCATCTGTTACGTACTGTGGCTTATATTCTTTTATTTTTTGACTTGCCATATCCTAATTCTTCCTTTAGTATTTTCATAAATACCGCCGCTGGATTTCTGCTCTGTGGCCCTGCTGCTTCTGTTGCCCATTGAAGAACTATTCCGAATATCATCGGTGTATATCTTTTTTCTTTGATTCCTTTTTCCAAATATTCGGCTATTCTGCGGAATGTTGTTCTGTCGGATTG